TGTATTTTTTTTTTTTTCTATTTTTTTTTTTTTTTTTTTTTAGTTTTTTCTTTAAATTTTTTATATTTTTTTTATGCACATCAATTTCATTTAATAATTCTTGAATTCGATTCTCTAACATTTGAACACGACTTAACGGAATACGAGAAGACGGATTACTACTTTTTTTTTTACTTTTAAGTTTGTTTAGTTTACTTCTTAGACTTCTTGTACTTGTTCTTGTTCTTGTTCTTGTTCGTAAACTATAAATTGGCATATCTTTTATACTATATTTTTAGATTTTTTTTAGTTATTAGATAAACTTAAGAAGTTTATTTGAAATATATGTATAATCACGTAAATATGTCGCGATTTCAAATTATGAAACGTATGTATTGTACACCTATTGGCAATTATTCATTTGTAAGAAAGATACCATCACAAAAAAAAGTTGAACAAATTCAACAGAAAACGAATCAAACAAAAAATAAAACTATAGATACAAATGTAACTAAGTTAAATAATAAAAAAAGTTCGTATTATGCAAATTCATATAAAGGGTTATGGGGTTGCGGAATCGTTAAAAATGGATTGGATAAATAAATATTATGATTTTTTAAAATGATGCTTCATATATTTCTGAATATTAAAATACGTTAATTGTTCAGAACTATTATATTTTGGATCATAACTAAGAAGAGATTTAAATTTATCATCTGGAATAATATTCCTTTTATTTTTGTTATCTTGAAGATTGTGTTTTTTAATATAAGCAGAAAGGAATTTAGTAACTTCTGTGCGTGCAATTTTATGTCCATGTGGTTTATCAAGAAAATCACAAAGTTCATCTGATACAGACACCGGTTTAGCAAACCCTATTGGAGGGCGATTTGCTTTTTCTTCAGCACAAATAACATCCTCGTTAACAATTTCAATCTCTTTATTATCATTATTATTATATTCCTGTTGTGTGTTTTTTTTTCTTTTTTTTATTTTAATACGATTTTTTACAATTTGAGTTTTTATGAAATGACAATCTCTACATAAAGCTTGACAATTATCTTCTGTATTTCCTCCATCTTCACGACATTCTATAATGTGATCTGCTTCATAGATATACGTATTATTTTTATTACCTTTCATTCTACTAAATTTACCATTACCATCTCTCGCCCATAAAGGACATTCATAGTTTTCAACGCTTACATCAATTTCTTCTTTAGATACACCCGAATTATTATACAGACCATTCAATGTATTACAACAGTAGTTTTGTCTTGATAGTATACTATTTTTTACAGAATCTGAAAATTCATCACGCGGTTTTTTAGGGTTAGTTTTTTCTGTTGGCTTATAATCTTCATGCGGATTGTTTTTAGTATATTCTTTAACTAAATTAATAATTGCTTTATTAATTTTTTTTCCAGTATTTGTAAATTCGGCATTTGATTTATTTGTTGGTAGTGTAATAAAGTTATCAATTGTTTCTTGATCATAATCATTAACCTGAATTGGAAGGTATCCGGAGAATTCTTTTTCAGTAATACCATTTTTAGGTTTTCCAAAATCTAAAACACGAGGAGAAATAACTTTCCCATATAATCTAATAAATGTTCCGGGTAATTCTGATTTATTGTAATAATTATAATCATCATTAAACGCATTTAAATTAATATGATTCTTATACGCACCGAATTTATCATATCCTTCAGGTAATTTGTCAATTTCAACAAATTTTTCAGTCCTACTTTTTGTTATAATTTCATAACCTTTATCTTTTTCTAAATTAAAATAATCTGTTGAAAAACACACAAATATTCTTTCTTTATTATTTTCATTATGTTTATACACAGTTACTGTTGTTGTTGCTGCATTTTGATTAATAAATTCTTGTTCATTTACAATTTTTAGACCAGTTGAAGAACCAAATGATTTATCCTCTTGATTCCGCAAATATAAGATAAATTCTTGTTGGATATTTCTAATTAATAGAGTATCATTATAAAACAATTGAATTTTTTTTTTTAGAGTTTCAATTGCTCCATTTTCTGTAATTTGTTTATAAAACACAGAATCTATATTAATTGGTATTACTTTTAATGTTCCTTTTGTATTTTTATCCAGTTTAAGATTCAATTCGCTTAAAAGTGATTCTACTTTATTTTTTTGTTCTTCAGTTCGTATTTCCGTCCATCCTGTTTTACAACATCCAAACTTCCTACATTCTTTATTATAATCATCTAAAAGGAAGCAATTTGCATACTCACGATATCCTTTATGTTTATGTGCATAAATTCCATCTTCTTCAATTGAAAAAATATAAGTTTCTAATACAGGTCCCGTTTTGGTTCCAGTAATACGATCAGTAGCAATTCTGCCGCCTAATCCATTTCTACTTAATGAACCCTGTTTACGATTACTTAGATCATAGTTAATATAATTAAATTTATCATCATCATTAAATCCACCATCATTCGTATATAATAAAATACGCGGTGTGTCAGATTCAATATCAACCAAAAGACGAATTACATTCCCGGTTAAATTGCCAAATAATTCATAAAATACGAAAATATAGTCTAATACTTCACGATGTAATGATTGTATACGTTGGTCAACATTTGAAGTATATTTCGTCATAATTTTTCTTGCTTAAATTAAAACTATTATAGGGTTTTGTTTTAAAATAAAAAAAAAATAATTAATAATATTTTCTTCTGCTTAAACAGGGGGCATTTACCTTTGTTTATTTCATATCCATTCTGATATTTGAAAATCCAACGCCTTTACCCCAACGCATATGAGTATAAAAGTTGAATGGTTGTCCCTCATCATTTTTTGCGAATACATCAAATGTTACGTCACCCTTTTGTTTACACCTTTCTTTATTAATAGCAATACTTTCAATAGTTGAAATAGTAAATTTAGAATACCACTTACAATTAAACGCATCTGGATTATTTACATCTCCAGCTAAAGCAAACCAATAATCTTTGACACGTAATGCTTTATTTGCACGTGGATAAATTTGACTTTTTAATTCATTTAGTTCATCATTATTCATATTAAATTGTTCAAAAATATGATATCGGGGATCCAATCCATCTCCAATATCTTTCATTGATGATTTAGGACCCCAGGAATCGCGAAAGTTACTCTTTAGTTGTATACCGTAAAGTGTCTTTGGATCAGATTGACAAAAAGCATCTTTATCCCTCCAGTCTTCATATGATGGAACACTCGCACTTATATCAAACATGGTTGTAAATAGACCGCTCTCTATCCACTGCTTATACCACAATTTGGCGTAAATATCACAGCAAATATAATCTTGAGGTTTTCCATTTAAAAACTGAACACCAAGTTCCCATGGTTTATTAGAAATTTCCTTTTTATCTTTCGATGCTTTTGATTCAACGCGAAACCATTTTTCAGAGTTTTCTTCTGTTAAAATTTCAAAATCATAATGAGTTCCACGATTACCACCTATTCTGTCACGAGCACTATTAATAGTTAAATTAAACGTGTTATAGAAACAGTCAATAATTTTATTCCCGGAAGGTGTTCTATCATTAATATGTTTAATAATTGCTTCTATTTGCTCTTTTTCATTTTGTCCATTTGTATGACGTCCGTCTGGCATGATTAATGTGCGTATGGGTTGCGTATAGTGTGTATGTATTCCTTAAATATATAAAAATAGATCAATTTTTGTTGAATTTAACAATTTTTATTTTATATTTTAGATTTACACTTAATCTACATTTTAGATTACAATATGTTCAACTAGTTGTTTTACAATCTGCGGTGGAACGGCATTGCCGATTTGAATGATTTGTTCCTTATCGGTACCCTCCATCTTATAATCCCTTGGAAATCCTTGAATTTGCTTTAGTTCTTCAGGTAGAAGCATACGCACAAATGTTCCCTTTTTATTACGAATTGGAACCAGCAATCTAGGTTGATGTTCATAGGTACAAATAATGGTTTTACTTGGATTGCGAATATCAATAATTTCACAATGCAATCCGGATTCACGTTTTCCAAATGAGAATAGACCTGTTTCTTCAAATGTCTGACCCTTATAATTATATTCCGGATCAACCGATTCCTTAATCTTCTTTTTAATATACGGATGAGCATTTTCAATATCAGGATCTTGTTTATTCTTGTTGTTTGTAAGAGGTTTCATACACTCTTTAGGGATTGTATCAAAATTAAACTTATCATTTTCAGCCAGAGGAATCGTTCCTTTCATTGAAAACGTGATAATATCTTGTAGTCCCACTTGTGTATCTTGTTCTGGTGGAAATTCCAACTTATACTTTGTGCCTACTAGATCCTCTTTAATACCAAGAATAAGCAATCGCTCACGTTTCTGTGGAACACCATAATAATGACATTTAAAAACATGTGTTTTTACCTTGTATCCCAACTTTTCAAATTCATCAATAATTACATCAACATACTTAATATTTTCTTGTTCTTTTTGCTCTTCTTCACTCAAAGCGTCAAACTTAGTTTTTTCAAGTTTCATAGCTTCTTCACGTTCTTTAATAAATGCTTCTTCATCACTCAGTTCCTTTTCTAGTTTCGTGATTTTTGTAGCGTGTCGCTTCTTCTGTGATTCAGTTAGATTACTAATTGGTTTTTCTTGCTCCTTTTTCAGTTGTGCTTCTTTTTTTGATAGCAATGATTTCAACTCCTGAACTTCTACTTTAATAGAATGAAGAGGTGTTGCTACTTTTTTCGTCAAAAGTCCTTTTACATTTTCACCAATAATTACATCGGGTTTAATGATTCTAGCAGCTCTTACAAAGTGTGTAAATAGTGTATTACGAGGATCATTTACTTTACGTAATCCTCCAGAAGAGAAAGATTGACAAGGGAATCCTGCAAATAAGAATTGAATTTGATTTTCATATGTTTTAAATTCTTCATCTGTAATTTTAGTAATATCTGAATTAACATTTTCTCCAATTACTTTACTATTTGGAAAATTTGCTTCATGAGTTTTACGGAACGTGGGTCGTAGTTCCGAGTAAGCGACTACATCTACATTTGCTTGTTCAAATCCTAGAGTATCACCACCCATACCTGAGAATAGACTGATTGCTTTCATTTTATCGGTTTGTTGATTTGTCATCGTTGTTTTGAATACTGTTATTGCATTTAGATTGAAAAAAAACTTCAATTTTTTGCGAAAAAGTTTATAGTTATATTTATAATTTTTATATTTTACAACCTAAATAATTGTAAATTAAATAATCTACCAATTAAAGATTGATTTTTATGATGGAAAAGTTGTCTAGTAAATTAAACGCTATTATTTCTGTTTCTAACAAAGCCGGATTAGAAACACTTGTGCCTTTTCTAGCACAAAAAGGTTATACGATATATTCAACAGGTGGAACATATACTAAAATTTTAGAAATCTTAAAGCTTATTGATAGTATTTATGATCCAACTAATATTTTGAAAACAGTTGAATCACTAACAGGATTTCCTAAAATTCTAGGAGGACGTGTTAAAACTCTTCATCCTCGTGTATATGGCGGTATTTTAGCTGATAGTGATAAAAACGACCACATTCACGATATGAACCAACACAATTTATCTTATTTTTCGTTAATTGTAGTTAATTTATATCCTTTTCAAAAAACTGTGGAAAAAAATCCTGAAGACTTAGCGTTATGTATTGAAAATATCGATATTGGTGGCGTTAGTCTTATTCGCGCAGCAAGTAAAAATTATAAGAAAATAACTCTTTTAACTGAACCATCACAATATAGCGATTATATTAAACATTATGATACGTTAGGTATTTTTGATCGTATGCATTATGCCATTTCTGGATTTAAAATGACGAGCGAATATGATACCGCAATTCAAGCATATTTAACAAAAATGAATCGAAATATTGGTGAGGAAGATACCTGTATAGATAAATCGTGCGCATTAAAATACGGATTAAATCCTCATCAAACACCTTCAAGATTGCGACAAACTGGAATGCTAGATATTGATGCTTTTACATTATTAAACGGTAATCTTGGATATATTAATGTTTTAGATATGATTCATGGTTGGCTTACGGTTCGTGAATTAGAAGACGTATTAGATCTTCCAGCCTCAATTTCTATGAAACATACTTCTCCAGCAGGTGTTGGTGTTGGTAACGAAATTTTAAGTGAAAGCCTAGATATTTTCGGAATTTCGGATGAATTGAGGCAACAATTAACCCCCACAGCAAGGGCATTCATTAAAGCTAGAAATGGTGATCCTCTCTCATCTTTTGGTGATTTAATTGGTGTAAGTGGAAAAGTGGATGTAATTACAGCGAGATTAATTAAACGTGAAGTCTGTGATGGTATTGTTGCCGCTGATTACGATGAAGAAGCGTTACAAATTTTAATGAGTAAAAAAGGCGGAAAATTTATTATTATCAAAATGAATATGGATTATTATGCAAGAATGCGTGAAAATGGATGGACAGAATTCAAAGAAATGTACGGATTACAATTAAGTGAACCCAGTAATACATACCGATTTTCTATTGATGATATGTCGGAAAAATATGGCGATAAATGTGATGTGCTTAAAGAAAAATATGTAGATTTTACATTGGCATATACTGTATTAAAATACGCACAATCAAATAACATTAGTATGGTATATAATGGACAGGTTTTGGGATTAGGTTGTGGACAACAAAATCGTGTCGGTTGTGTGCGTTTGGCTGGAGAAAAAGCGCGTAACTGGATGTATCGTCATTCGCCGTGCGTGATTGAATATTATCGTGGATTACCGAGTGATATGAAACGACAAGCAAAAGTAAATGCTGTATATAATTTTATTGAAAATCATGAATTCAGTGAAAAAGAAAAAAAGGAAATAGAAAAGTATGATGTATCGCTAGGAAGTGATGGATTCTTTCCTTTTCCAGACAATATTGAAGTAGCAAATGAATATAATGTTAAATATATTTTGCAACCAGGTGGTTCAATGGCAGACGAAGTTGTTCAAGAAGCATGTGATAAACACGGAATTATGATGCTAAATACTGGTTTTAGAATGTTTTATCATTAAACTTATATGACCTATAAACTAAATTAAATAAAAAAGTGATTTTTTTGATTTAACCGAATTTTTTATTTTTATTTTTTTTATTTTTTTTATTTTTTTTTATTTTTATTTTTATTTTTGATCTACACTTACATCTACATGGAGAATACCTCCTTCACGATCTCGAGAATGTCGTTGCTCGTCTGGTCGACCTTGTCGTTGAAGCGCTGCAGGTTGAGGTCGATGTTGACGGCGAGAAAGTAGAGCTTGTTGATGAGGA